GTTGGGCAGCCAGAACTTCTTCTGCTCATCCTGCTTACTAGTGACTCTACCCTGACCAGCATACTTGTCCTGCATGGTGAATGCGCTCAGTTTCGGCGTCACCTCGATGAGAGTTTCGGCTACCTGCTCGATGGTCTCACAACTATCGAAGTGCTTCCGCATCAGGAAAGCAACGTCTGCGTTGCCCTCACTGAGTTTGGCGATAGCGGTAGCCTTGGCGTCTGCAAGAGCTTGGGCGTCTTCGATAGCCTTGTGAGTAGCAGCAACCGTCTCTGCGATTGGGGCCTGTAGGTCCGCCAACAGCTTGTCCCCCACCAGCTTGGCGATGGCGTCCGTGTCTACCTGATATTCCCTCGGCTCGATAGCAACTTCCCCAATCACGGGGGCATCGACCACAGGCGGCGCAACCGGCGCAACAGGCTCTGGCGTCACAACATCTTCCACAACTTCAGTTTTATCTTCCATTATAATGGCCTCCTCTTTCTCTGGTTGTTCGTCGTCATTGTCTTTTGTAAAGCTGACGGTTTGGGTTTGTGCCGCACCTCTGTCAACCACATCGCATCCATCCCAGACATAGTTGCGGATTTCATTGTACTCCTTACCGTCGGAACTATCATCTGCTTTTATAACTTTACTGTCACCATAACCGATTATAGACCATTCCGTCTGTACGCCGTGTTCCCACAAGGTTTGTATGTCTTTCCCTGCGCTAGTCGGAAGGATTGCTCCCTCAAGATAGACATTACCCTTTTGGATAAACACAGCATCATAACGTACACATATATTACTAGGATTGCCACCAGAGAAAAATCCTGGGTGTCCGTCTTGTCCGGTAAATCGTCCAGCCTTCATCATGCGATTCACACGCGACAGGTTATCCTCGAATTCTTTGCGCGGATAAAACCGTCTGTTCTTGTTGATTTTATCGGACTGTGCGACAATTGCGCGAAACCTCATAGAACCATCACTAGGCGTCTCTTCGAGGTCTTCGACAATTTCAGCCCTACCGATAAATGTATCCTCGATGCGTTCCCTACCGTCACTCTTCATTTCATCAACGCGAGCTTCCGCAAGCGTGAGTAGGGATACATCATCGCTTTCCAAAATCTGAAAAAGGACATCTTCTGCTTCTGCGACATCAGTAGTGTTAGCGATAGCTTCGGCGACTACTGCTTCATTATCAACGCTATCGGTTTTGCGCTGCATCTTTGCACCGCACTTAGAACACTTGACTGCTGTGCAGGGTACACCAACGTCATGTTCTTGCGTATGCCCACACTCTGGACATTCACATATGCCACCATTACCCGCGCCTGGATTTGGCGAAGCAGCGTCAGCAAATTCATCGTCCGAAACGTGTCCATCATCTTTCATATGCAATCACCCAATCGTGCAAACTTTCCAGTTTCCATCGGCACGTTTACCCATTTTAGGCCATGTCCAATATATACCTGTGTTAAAATTATCACAAATCGGAATAATTGTCAATGGGCTGGAAACATTTTCGTGAAGAATTTTTCGCAATTCCGTGCGACGCTCCTCCATTGGCAGTTGTGTCAAATCAACATCGTCCAAGTATGCGATGTCGTAACAATATGCAACTGAGTGCATATCCGTAAGATTATCACCAAGCATATTGGCTTCTGGAATTGGCTCACCGTTGTTATCGGACGAAATTATACACTCGATAATGCATGGCATTTCCAGTTCCGCTACAGCTTCACAAATGCCTGGGAATTCATGCGCTCTATTGCGCCCGCCTTTGCCAACGAATATAGCAGTGTTATGTTTGCCACGATGTATCTGCGCAGCAATTCCATCTGGTATTGCACAAACAACATCGTCTTCCAGTGCTGACAAAACATCATCTTCTGATTTCCACGTTACACTATCAGATGTTTCTGCTGGTGGCAGCGGCTGTCCTATCCTGATAGCTTCAGTATACACAAACCAGAAAGGACGAAGCATGTCATCGAGAATCTCATTCTCGTATCTTACTAAGAACTGCCCTGCGCCCAACGAACTCAAATCATCTGCGGAATCAATGGTGCATTTTATCGGCAGTGGCTCTATGCCTTCAGGGAATGTGAAATTGTCAATGATTTCTATTCTGTCACTCAATATCGTGTTCTTACAATCTCTTCCGTCCACCTGCAACACATCAAAAACGAACATAGTGTCATTGAATCTTAGCGCGATGAAAATTGCACTCTGCAAATCATCCATAGCCATTAGCCCATCGGCCACATCAATAAATTCGGTGTTGCGTTCTCCATCCTGACTGTATATTGCAACACCATCCTCCATCTTATGTATCTGGTACATCTCGTAGTTATTAGGGATTGGCTGGACAATGACAGGAAACTTATATGCGCCTTGCTTGCGGAAATAGCCGACGGGAATATACTCCCCCACCATCAAGTCATCCTGCGGATATTCTACGCAAGGCTTGTCTTTGCGAATCAACCACAACTCATAAGCGGGTATCCGCGAACGACCTTCAACGTCATCGCTCCCAATGATGTTAAGACCCATATCTGCGTCTTCCAAAGCTGCTATAGCATCAGGGTTAGTTGCAACAATTGCAGCAATACCATCATCCTCATATAGGATACTACCAGTAATGCTTGCAGCCTCATCCGACACCTGAATAGCTGCGGGCAACTCATCCCACACTGGATTGTGCGTTTCGTTCTTGTCCCAATCTTCAGTGCTGATATGCGGCTGCCCAACTAGCGATAGGAGCCTTATAGCAAGGTTGTGCAACTCTTGAGATTCCAATTCGTGTGCGGCATCATGCACATTCAACGCCTCAGTAAGCGATGGCAGCAATGACGTTGCGGCATCCTTGGTGCCAGCGTGGAATTCCCCTCCGTGGCTTGCGCAGTGAGCCTTGGCCTGCTTCGTGCCATCTGCACCGCCCCAGCCATTACCAAAGCGGTAGCGTAGCGAGACGGCTTTTCTCTTACCCTTCCACCAGCAAACTACACGCTCGATAGCTTTGCCGTTGACTTTGCCGCTTTTGACAGTGGTGCAACGGTCACTGCCTGAAGAACTTGCGACGCGGCACGTGTGCATACCAGCCATTGGGTCTTGAACTTTTCTCATGCTTCATCATCTCCATTATTGGGGGTTGGCGTCGCCTTCGGCGGTTCGACAACTATGTTTGCAGCCCACTTTGCTATATCATCATCAGATAACGATAGGATTTGCTTGCCAATGATTTCTACTGGCATATTCATCTTATACAGTCCAGCGGCAGCCTGCGAATTATTGACCGCAATCTTAGCAACTGCTTCTGCGGTCTTCGATACTATCTGAGGATATATCAACTTGTATTGGACCTTATCTGGGTCAATACCACTAAGCAACATCTGCACTCCGAATATTTTCCGCGCACCTTTCTCGTGCGTTTGCTGTGCGCGACTACCAAGCCACGTAAACGCTTCTTTCGTTTCCTCCGGTGTCTTATCGACAAATGACCTCTGCCCTACTCTCATATTCAAATAGGACATCGGGACGCCCAATCCCGCCAACACACGATTCAAACTCCACGAAATATCATTGATGTTTTCCAGCGCGGCTGTTCCTGAGCGAAGATTTTCAACTCCACCCTCTATGATTTTGCCATCCTTTGTGTAAATCATTGATACATAAAAATCCGTATCAACATCGGTTGGGCTTTCATTGTAGTTAACTGAAAAACGAGTGTTCGTGCTATCATACGGAGTGATAACATCCTTCTCCATATTCTCTCGATACGCCTTGAACTTTTCTTCAACATCCTTTTGGGTTGCACCTATCGGAATGGGTATTTTGTGGATTCGGGTATCCCACGCCCTTGTCAAGCGCGCAATAGCCAGACTGTCCTCCTGCGATTGCAGCCTTTTCCACTGAGAAATGACTGGTGCCAGAAGAGGTTCCGCATACCTTCCGCCAGGATTACTACCGCACTGCCAATGGATAATCTGGTAAGCATACCATGCAGCCACAGGTGTGCCAATATCATCTCTCTGTACGTAGGCGGGAGGTTCTGCGCTTTGCGGAGAATCTATGTATGCGGCGGGGTCTCCAGAAGCCAGACGACCAAAACTGTCGGTATTGACTTCTATCTGCCACGGATAGGGGAACTGTTTCACCCTTGCGATTGGTTGCAGCTTGTCATCACCAATCGGCACCAACTCGGTAAAATGATTGCCAGCCTTTACCGCCATGCGAATAATATTCCATGTCTGCTCCATCAGTCCAGTGTTTTCTGCTGTTTCCTGCATCAACGCCAACGCATCATTCTGCAACGCGCCCACATCTTGTGCGCCATCTTTCACGAGTTCTATCTTGAAACCCCAAAAGTCCTCCTTGGGAAAGTAGCAGGCGGCGCTAGCAATAATGTCAAGTCCCCTAGCAATCAATCCATCCCCAGTATCCATACTGTCAAGGTCTTTGAATACAGAGCTTCTTGAGTGCGTTCTACCCCACGGGGTCCTCAACTCCATAACACTACGACCAACCATGCCTGTTCCTGCTGGAACAATCTTCGTTTCATCTTTTGCTATTAGTGCTGCACCAGCGTTTTTTATCCGTGTCAGAAAACTAGCCATGTGGCAGTCACCCCATTCTCTTTCGGTGCCGCGCTATTCCAACAGGAACATCTCCTATTAATCGAGATGCGTCTGCTGCTGAACGCGCAAGCCAAAGAGCCATAATCATATCTGTTGTCTTAGTATCGTAAGGAAAGCCCAACATCTCACCAATTAAATCACATATCTCACAACTGTGCAACGGGTCATCATGGTCTCCCGCGTATGGAAAATCCCATTGTTCTGCCCGCATCTCCGCAACAAGCCCAGGAAGCCCTATCTCAGGGTTCCATTTCTGCGAACCTGTAAAAAACCCCTCCAACGGAAGTTCCAAGTTTTGAGTGTATTTGAATTCGGCTATTACCCTGATAAGACTGAGCATAGCTTCCTGTGTTGCATTATTTTCTACGCATATATTTGCGAAAGCATGTCGAATATGCATTTCTATCACAGCTTCCGCAACAATCTCCGGCGGTTCCCTCATGCGGCGAATTTCCAATACCACCTTGCGTTCATCTGCCATCATGCCAATTGCCGCGACGCAGGAGAAACTTCCAGTATTCTTTAATGATGCTGCTGGGTCAACCCCGCAATATGTAGCTAAAATCGGTACTCGTGTTTCTCCCAAGTACAAGTCGGTGGCTTTACTGCTATCAATAATTGCCTGTGTCCACCAAGTCCGATTCTGGCGCAAGCCCTTCAGAAGGAACTGCTGGTCAAATGCTTCGTCTCCAATTTCATTGCGTCTTTTCTCCAACTTCTTCAGCGACCAACGTTCGGGCCATAGTGGTTCCCCAGCATCGTTGATGGCTGGTTTTCTCCACGCACACCACATTTCGTGCGCGACCAAATCCTCAATCAAATCATCTGGAGACCAAGCAGAGCCAATGTACAGATGGCTTTGACCACCAATGTTCAACCAGTCCTGAAAGAACAACCGTTTTATCTTCGGCAGGCGTGCTGGTTCAGTTATTGTTTCCCTAGCACCAACAATATCATCAAAGATTATCAAGTCTGTACGCCCACCAGTTGCGCTGGCAGTTGCGCCATACCCCTCGATGCTACTATCCTTTATGCCCAAATCCGCTTCCAAATCTTTGAGAACATCCATAGCACCGCCAGCCCATGAACCATTTGGGTCTGGCACTAGTCCAGGGAATACTTCATGCAATTCAGCGTTGGAAAGTATGTTTTTCTCAACCTGAGTAATAAACTTGATTGCGTTTGTGTCTGTGTTTGAAACAACCTTGATTCTCAAGTTGGGGTTAATTCCAAGAATGAAAAGCGTCAAGCAGACTACCGTTTCAGTCTTGCCGTGTTCCCTCGGTCCTTCAATAACACCGTTGGTGAGTTGCTCATCATTCCTGTACTCTGGAGTGATTTCTTCTCCGTCAACATAAACTGCGTGCCCATCCAGTAATGGTAACACAACACTCAACGCTAGCCTATACCATTCCTTGTGGTGTTCTCCAACTTTCCAAGACTCACCCTTCTCATCCTTCATCACATATTCAGCAAACCGAACGATGTCCTCACGCTTCTCACGGAGGTCGGCATAGCGGATAGCTTCTTGCAGGTCATTATCAAGCCCACTGCTCAACTTACTCATCGGCACCATCTACCGTGAACTCCCCTTCAACAACATCTCCGTCAGGTTCGGGTAGCGGCAGTTTGCCATCGGACGCAATCTCATTCATCCTCTTCAGCAATGCTGCCATTTCCTTACGTTGCGGAGCGGTGCCTTCCTGCATTATCTGGATGAAGACGTTTTGCTGACGGGGCATCATGCCACTCAAGTCTCCGGTCAACTCCCCTATGAGACGAATAGCCTTGAAGTACGATTCTGCCAACCTTGCCGCCTTCAGCCACTGCCCATCGTTCCCCAACTCACCCACACCGTTACGCAACATTGCGGCAATGTTATCAACCTCTGTGAGAACGAAAGACTTTTTGGAGCGCAATGTGTTGGCAAGCATCTCTTGCGCCCGCTCCACAGCAATCTGGGCAATAGCGGCCTTGTTCTCACGAATAAATACCTTTACATCGTGCTCTGTGGCGTTAAGAACTCCATCTTCCTCCAGTACGTTGACAATATCGGCACAACTTGTACCGTTTGCACACAATTCTAACACTTTTGACGCAGTTTCGTTACCTTTTGCCAGCAGAAGCATTATGGTTGCCCCAATTCGGCCAGTATCATACCTACGGAATCAATCTCTCCGTATTGCCGCAGCATTGACCGTTCACCAATATACCCAACTGGTTTACTCAGCGCACCTGCTGGAATGATATATAGTGTACCGTCAGAGCAACACAAGTGGTAATAGTCCACGCCGCTTACGTGCCGGAGCCGCACTTGGTGCCCCTTGCTCAACGGAGACAATGCGAACACCTTTATCTTTACATCACCCACGGATAGCTCAGGTTCTCCTTGGCGACAGAAACGGCCAACAACAACATCAACCCCCGCGTCCCAATAGAACTGCGCCGCAACACCCACCATAGGGCGATGGGCGTATGTGTTGGGCTTCTTGTTATTGACAGCGGCCACCCTGCGAGCGTCGCGCCGCCTAGTAGCCTTGCAATCTCCACATATGCGAGTACGGTACGAAGCCAGCGGCACACCACAAACAGCGCACTTTGGCTCAATACCATACTCATTGGCGAGAACGCGCACCCACTCCCTGCTCACACCAATAATTTCACCAATCTGCGCGAAATTTTTCCCATCATCATACAGCGACTGCAATTCTTCCTTAGTTGCAACAGCGGACATAACATTACTCCAGATAGTGTGGTTTTGTAGAATTTCTGTGATAACTGTCACCATTTTACCACACCACGCACAAATGTCAATAGCGCATAAAACAAAAAAGCTACCCCGCGAAGGGTAGCCTCATGTACGAATTAACGAGCGCGGAATTATTGCGCTGCGATTTCAGTAAGAGCGTCTATCTGACATTGCAGTTCTGGTTTATCCTGCAGGAACTCCATCACGTCTTCTCTGCCAATGATGTTGCTGATGATTTTTGTTTGTGCGGCAGCGATTTGCCGCGCTATCTGCACCTTTGACACTGGATTGACTGTACCGCGCTGCTTAGTCATCGCGGAAGCAATCTCAGGTATACTTCTGCCCATTACAGCATATTGCACCCAAGACTCTATTTCACACTCCGAAAGCTTCTGGAGAATATCCTGCTGCCAGATGCCAACGGTTTTAGTAAGCTGCTCCAAAGCCTGAAGCATTTCTGGAGTTATGGTTTCCACTTAGTTTATTCTCCCTGTTTTGGATACAACTTGCCCCAAGCCTTTGCTATTTCATCTACAAATGCGATAACTTCTGCCTTAGGCAAACACATTCCAGATGTCATTCCGTGCGAAGAATCTGGAGATGATACGGAATAGCCCCATCCAGCAGCCCCACTGCTCAACGAAACCATACAATCGTGAACTATGAATTCATCGTGGGAGTAACGCCATCCGACGGGGTAATCAGATAATTGGTCAAGTGCAGGCTGCACCCCTTCAAGTTTTATCAACACAGTTCCATTAACAAAATCCCACTCTGCGACTCTTGTCGAATAACAGATGCCATCTATTTCCACTTTACTTA